CCGTTTTTAATTCGGATGTGGTTGATACCAAAAAGCAACCAATGTTCTTTGGTAAACCATTAGGTATTCAGAGATATGATTCATATAAGTATCCAATCTTTGACAAACTCACAACGCAACAATTAGGATACTTCTGGAGACCCGAGGAAGTATCCCTTCAGAAAGACCGTGCAGATTATCAAACTCTTCGTCCTGAGCAGAAGCACATTTTTACTTCCAACCTGAAGTATCAGATTATGCTGGACTCTGTTCAGGGTCGTGGACCTGGAATGGCATTCATTCCCTATTGCTCCTTACCTGAATTGGAAGCATGTATGGAGGTCTGGGGATTCATGGAGATGATTCATAGTCGTTCATATACACATATCATCAAAAACGTTTATGCAGACCCTTCAGATGTATTTGACCACATTCTGACTGACGATCGCATTGTTGAACGTGCAATGAGTGTGACTGAAGCATACAATGATTTTGTTAATGCAGCACATCAATATGATAGTAGTAATGATTGGAAACACGCATTAGAAGAAGTCCCCTATGCACAAAACTCAAGGTATGAACTCAAACGCAAACTCTTTAGAGCAATTGCAAATGTTAATATTCTTGAAGGTATTCGTTTTTACGTATCATTTGCATGTAGTTTTGCTTTTGGCGAACTCAAGCTTATGGAGGGAAGTGCAAAAATCATCTCATTGATTGCCAGGGATGAGAATCAGCATCTTGCCATTACTCAAAATATTCTGAAGAAGTGGAGAGAAGGTGATGATCCTGACATGGCACAGATCTTCAAGGAAGAACAACGTTGGTTGTATTCTATGTTTGAAAAGACTGTAAACGAAGAAAAACTTTGGGCAGAGTATCTGTTCAAAGATGGTTCTATGATTGGTTTGAACGATAAACTGCTTCAGCAGTATGTCGAATGGATTGCCAATCGCAGAATGAAAGCAATTGGACTCAAACCGATCTATGACGTACCCGCAAAGAATAACCCACTCCCCTGGACGGAACATTGGATTTCGTCGAAAGGTCTTCAAGTTGCTCCGCAGGAGACAGAAGTCGAATCCTACATCGTCGGAGGAATCAAGCAAGACGTTACCGAAGAAACATTTGCCGGATTTAGTCTCTGATTCATACGCAGCATATAGAGAGGCAGCAAAATCTGATGCCTTTCTCTTTGGTGATTATGATGGATATCAGGCATTTGAAGATTTAGATCAAGAGGACCCTTAGTGGTCCTCTTTTTTTATAAATATCTTCATAGAAGGTATAAGAATTAAAAATGAAACCCCTATCGCAATCAGAATATGGAGAACTTAGAAGTCTCTATGAGAGTGTTTATGCTCCTAAGTTTGAAAGTATTTTAGATGAATTCACTGATGAAGATCTTGACGATCTTACGGAAGAATATATTGAAGAGCAGGTAAATGAGTTTTTTCAGGAGTGTGTAGAAGAAGGATTAGATATTGATATTATTGAAGATGTTCTTTGCGAGTCAATTGATTCTTCTTTAGAACTTCTTAGTGAGGTAACTAATCCTGCTAAGGTTGCTGCTGCAAGAATGAGAGATAAGGCATCTGGTGGTGACAAACCAAAGATGAATGTCAGTAAGCAAAAAGTTGGTGGTTCTTCTGAGAAGAAAGCATCAAAACTTTCTATGGTCAAGGGTGCCGTTAAGAAAGCAGCAAAGGGTAGTGTAGGACTTGCTGCAAGGGCAGTAGGAACTGCTCAGAGAGCAGGTAGTGCAGTTAAGAGTGCTGCTAAGAAAGGATATGAGAGGGGCAGACAGGGTTCTGGTGGTGGATCCTCCTCCACATCTTCTGCATCAGGTGGTGGTTCTTCTTCTAGTGATTCTAGTGGAACTTCATCTGCATCAGGTGGTAGTTCTTCTTCTAGTGGAACTTCATCCGCGTCAGGTGGTGGATCCCCTTCAGGATCTTCTGCAGCACCTGCAAAGAGAAAGGATGGTCTTCTGAAGAGAGGACTTAAGAAAGTCGTTAGAGGTATCAGCAAGGGTGTTTCTGCTGCTGCAGGAGCAGTCAAAGCAGGTGCTGATTCTATTACCAATAGAGCAAGAAAAGAAGAACTGGAAACAACCGGATTGTTCTCCGAGAAGGAGATTGAAGCAATCATGGAAGCAGAAGTACAAGAACTCTATAAAGGTAAGCACGGACAATCTGAAAAAGAATATCAAGACTCCCGTTCTGATGCTGGTAAGATGGTGTCTGGTGATTCCAAGGGTAGTGGTGCTTCATATTCTTCTCGTAGCATGAAGGGCACTGGTCCTAATCCTGCTGGTGGTTCTAAGAAACCTGCAGGTCAAGGTCGTATGACTTCTGGTGCTAGAACTGATCTTCAATTCCGTAAAGCAGCACTAAAGAAAGAAGAAGCAGAAATTGATGAAGCAATGAGTTCTTATGATAGAAATCGTAAGAGAGCAGCAGAAAGAGCAGCTGCAAGAAATGCTGCTAGAGATTCTGGTAAGACCGGTGTAGTTCCTGGTGTAGGTTATGTAACTCCTAGAAGGGAAAGAGAAACCTATGTTGATTCTGCAGGCACAACTCGTCATAAGTCTGGTGCAAAGATGCCAAAAGACTGATACAAAACTGACATAATTCTTTGAGAGGGCTTGACACCCTCTCTTTTTTTGTTTAGACTAGGTTTGTCAAGGTTAGAGATAAATAATAGCTCATTGAGTTCTATACGATGAGCTATGATAATCCGTGGATTTATGATGGGAAAATATTTGAGTCTGATTTTATTAATGACTACTTTGGGTTTGTTTACTGTATTACCAATAAGTCAAACTCACGACGTTACATTGGGCGAAAGTATTTTTGGTCGTTTAGAAAACCTCCTGGAAAAAAGAGAAAAGTAAAACAAGAATCTGATTGGAAGAAGTATTATGGTTCTTGTCCGGAGTTGAAAGAAGATATAACAAAGTATGGCAAAGAGTTCTTCAGTAGAGAAATACTAAGTCTCCATGAGAAGAAGGGAGATTGTAACTTCGAGGAGACCAAGCAACTCTTTCTCAATAACGTCTTATCCGAGTCTCTTGACAACGGATGCCCTGCGTATTATAATAGTAACATTCTCGGACGCTATATGCGGAAAGATTATGGTAACTTTGGAAAAAACTCTGGAGATCACCCATGACTGGGCGGTTGATAGACTGCACACTCTCTGTGACTTGAAGACAGATGATGTGTTAGAATCCGTTGAGAATGCTCATGCGATTCGATCAGAGTTTGCCGAATGGTTAGACCCTAACATTGAAGATCATGAAATTTACTCACTCGAATATCTTGGAGACGATGACTAAAGCATTTTTTGGAATTGGAGTTATTACAACTGCATTTGTAATCTCTGCACCACCAGAAGTAAATAAGGTGGCAACTAAATCTGAACCTGTGCCAATTCCTGTTATCGAACACAAAACATGGAAGTGCCCAGACTGTACTCCTAATGAAAAGTATGTTCTAGAACAACTTCAGAAAAATACTAAAATTTCTGATCGTAATGCCCTGTCAACTATTATGGGTAATATCAAATCAGAAAGTAACTTCCATCCTAACATCTGTGAGGGTGGTGCCAGAGTCAACTATAATCAGTGCCACAGTGGTGGATATGGTTTGATTCAATGGACTTCTATTGGACGATACGATAACCTTGGTAAGTTCTGTGCTAAGTATGATTGTGACCCTAGTTCTTTAGAAGGACAGACACGATATATGATTAACGAAAATATTTTCCAGAGATACCTGCCTATGTTTGAGGGTGGTGGACAAACTGTTCGACAGTATATGGTTCCTGCCTTCTATTGGTTAGGTTGGGGTATTAAAGGACATAGAGAACATTATTCTTATAACTACACTAAAAAACTGGTATGGGCGTAATCAAAAAAATTAAACAAATTTTTGAAACACAAACTAGTCTTCTTATGAAGAAAGCAGGAACTTTTAATGAAGAAGATCTTGAATGTTCTATTGATGAAGATGTGGTTGATTGTATTGAATTGGATGAAGATCCAGTTTACGTAGGAGTCCCTGCTCCTGTTATTTCACCAACAGACGAGTGGTTCAATCCACCAGTTTTAACTGAAAAAGGTATTGATTATATGGAACAAGAAACAGCAATTAAAATGCAGGATGATTTTTCTGTTGAACCCAATGATATACATCAAAGAATGTATGAGATTGCAACTAATAGTCAAAGCACCATTTTAAATATTGATCCTCCTGGTGGTTCTGAAAACTTTCAGGAAGGATGGCACTCTGGAACTGGTTGGGGACAATTTCGATGACTGATGATTGGCGCTACTGCGATGAGAAGATGGAACTTAGACAGCACGTCTATAACATTCTTCTGAATAAATTTGGTGGATTGACTAAAGAAAATGGAGAACCACGATATAGTATGGAAAGCATTACTGAATGTTGTCATGACTGGGTTTCTCAAGGTCATGTAAATAGTAATGGCATTGTCAAATATTATGAGGCATATTACGCATGAAAAAAATTATTGCATCTCTGATTGCTGCGGCAACAATTACCTTACCTGTTCTTTCAGATCCACTGAAGGATAACGAATTCAATACTATGCACTCGATGGGTTGTATGTTACTTCGAGAGTGTACAGATGAAGTTCACAAAATCGAAAGTATCGCAAGTATTGTTTATGAGTATCCCGATACTAATTTTAATGGTGTTGCTGATGAGTTCAACACCATGCTTGTTGCCTTGGAGCAGGTCGGAGTTAATGTGTTTCTAGCAGATCAGAAATACTTTCCTACAATGCATCGTGGTGTTTATCACACTGTTGGCAACAACTTCTTTC